CTTCTCGTTGCTCACAACACTTTACCCATGAGAAATATTTTTTGGTATTTGATGTGTATGATAAATGATTTGGCATTCTTGTTATAGGATTAGGTTCTATTTCAAAATATAAAATTTCTTCATCTATTGTTTTTCGTCTCAATAAAAGTTCAAGGAAGAATTTAAAATTTGGATGCTCTTTTGTTATTTGACATTCGCCCGATTCTTCGATGAGTTTGCGAGTATGTTCAATAAGCTCTTTTTTTGATTTGAATTGTTTATCTCCTACTATTGAGCCTTTCATTTTTATTCTATATGTATATAATATTTAAATTGTTTTGCGTATATACATATTGAAGAATGACAACTATGACAACTTCCAACCTTGTTTTATATTAATGACAAAAAAGGGGGAGGTCTTGATTTACGCATTTTCGCTATTTTACATAAAAATAGGTTGTCAGGTTGTCATAGTTGTCATATATGGTAACAAATAAAAAATATAATAAAAAGTATAAGACCTTTTATCATAACAAATCAAAAATGACAACCTGTATGACAACCTATGACAACCTATGACAACCTGTCATATATACATATTAAAGAACGACTTGAATTCCCATATTAAATTTCGTTTTCATTTTATCAAGCAAAAATATTGTATTTCTACTTTTAGTGTCTCTATCTTTTTGTATACAATCTCCCAATAATCGTTTTATTTTCATTCCAAGTTTTATCGCATTTGTTTTATATTCAATGCCATTATCATTACAAAAATCCATAAATCTTTTTAAACTTTCAGGATTACTCATCACAAAATCTTTGTCGTTGTTTTGAACCATATCTCGCAACCATCGTTCTTCGATATCCATATTCATTTCTTTCATTTCGTTTTGATGTTCTGTCTGTGGAATAGGTAATTCTCCAAAATTATCCATATATGGAATATTTTTTAAATATTCATAAAAAGTCTTGACAACATTTACATCATCCATCATCTTATAAAACTTTTTAAAATATTCTGAATTACCTTTTAATTCATCACTTGTTCGAATAACAAGATTACGTCGATCATCGCTCTTTGTTGTGATCGGATCTTCATTATTTGTTGTAACGATAAAACGATGATAAGATTGTATTTCATATTGGTTCATACCTTTATTATTAATTGTTAATTTACCATCTGTAATTAATCCTTTTATTTTACCTTGGCATTCAAGAGTATCTTTTTTTGACATTTCATTTAAATTTACCAAAAATTTGTTACTCATTCGGCCATTGAAATTTCCCCATACATCTCTTAATGGATCAGTAGTTTCAAAAAATTTATTTGAGCCAATCATCTTTTCTATGAGAAGCAACAAAGTTCCCTTTCCAGCTCCTTCTTTGGAAATCAATGTTGGACAAATTGTTTTTACCTCTGGATATTGTATCATTTGTGCTATCCATTTAATAAAATAATCAGAAACTACTTCATCATTTCCACATAATATTTTAATATGGTTTAATATTACAGCAAGTTCATCAGGCTTGTTTTCATATTCTTTTACGAGTTCCATTTCAAAAGGACGCCACATATTATAAATATTTTTGGGACATTTTGAATTATTGGGATATATACCTATATCGGTATAACATCTCATGGTTGGATTATTTTTCAACCATTTTGAAATGAAGTTTCCTTGAACTATAATATCATCTATTTTATATTCAAATACTAAGTGCTCATAAGCAGTCAATAAATGTTTCCTTGTCATACATGTAATAATATTATCTTCTTCCTTTATAAACATCTCTCTATTAATAATTTTAGCATGTGTTAATTCAAAATTATTTGCTATTTCTCTAAATGCCACTTCAAGTAAATCTTCTTCATTTTTTTTATTTTTTTCTTTATATTGTCTGACCCAATATTTAATAGAACCAAGTGTCAATGGATTCTTCCCTTGTTTGATCGTATCCCAAAATTTATTAGTATATTCGTTATCATATTTTTTATTTATTTTACTGAATTGATGAAATAATTGTTTACCTTGATCTCCGAGAGTATGTTTAATGGCAAATCCAACATTTCGCCACTCATCGTAAGATGCGTTTGCCATATCATTCAACCATCCGTTTTCGATTGCCTTTTGAATATATTTAATATCTGTCGAAGATCCTATTTCATTCACTATTTCATTTGAAACCATACTATCATTATCAGTTGTATCTTCCAATTGTTTCATATTATCTACAAAAATTTCGGGAACTGGAAGAACATCGCCACCAAGATCTTCGTATGTAAAGATACTACCATCCAATAAAACTCGTTGACAAGGAGGAGCAAACACAATCGCATCATCATTGCGTATATCGACTCCTTTATCGTGAATAAATCCATCAGTTGTTGTTTTAATATCTTCATCATAATTACAATATACATGAAATCCATTTTTTGTCTTGATGGTACGATAAGTTTTCAATTTTGGATACAATTCAGCAAATTTGTAATATACTTCTGGAATATCAAAATCAAAAATAGTAATACCGCTCATTTTTCCAGTAAGGATTGCGTGTCCTTTGTGTTCTTTTTTAATATAATTTTTATGATTTTCTCTTGTTATGTTTTTCCATGACGGCATACCTAGTATCTTCTTATTAATTTTAGTCTTTCCAACTTCTTCTTCTAACGACTGAAAGGTAAAATTAACATAATCCGACATATATACTTTATAAAGAAAAAAATATTTAAGTTCTTTCTTAAATATTTATTTCAATAGCGTTACTAATTTTTGAATATTTTTTTCTTTTGTTTTTGCCCGATATTGCTCACGAGATTTTTCAAGGATTCTTTCTTTATTTTTTTCGTAATAACTTTTCATATATTCCTTAAATTTCTCAGAATTTTTTTCTTGCCATTTTTTGTTTGTTTCTTTCTGACAATTAGGATGAGTAGAACGATATTTGTAAATAGCTCGTTTAGCAGATTCTGTGTATGTTGTCTTCTTCTCTTCGGATTCGTTCATTTATATATTCTATAAGAAAATAATTTTTAATATATTATATATTATATTAAAAACAATATGTAAAACGAATTATGACTATTATTGACTTTATTGAAAATACTGAGCACGACGAAGAGTTCTACTTTCGACTATATCATATGTTGATGGAAATTAATTCATCGCGATAATAGATATTTGAACATTACTTGCTTCAAGAGTAGCTTGAGTTGGATTCACAGCATATATATATATAGTTGTATCAGGTTCGGCAACTTGAAAAAAATCAACATCAAATATAATTGGCGCTATGGTATTGCAAGAAATAACATAAGCACTATTTGCTGATCCAATAAAATTTGATATTACTGCTATTAATGTAGCACTAGAATTTGGTAATATTTGAGGAACTGAAAGATTTGTACGTAACATTCCAATACCACCAGAATAAGTAGGGGCAATAATTCCTTCGGAAAAATTTATACCAGTCCCGTCATATGTAATATTTGTATTAGCACCATTTGATGCGGCAAGATTTAAAGTAGGAGTTGTAACAGATGTTAAAGCGTTAAATGTTCCACCTTGAACAGAAGCGGTATTTAGTCCAGTAGATGTATTAACTAATCCAATATAATCAGTAGTAATTGGTTTTATTTGAACAACGCCTGAAGAATTAGAAAGTTGTAATGTTGGTAATTGTAAAGTGTTATCAGCAGGACAACTTAATTGAACATAATCATTAGAATTTCCAAATTGGATTAAAGGAGTTATTGAATTTGGACAACTTATAGATAATGCATTTGAATAAGAAGTTAATGAATAATCATTAGCAGTATTAGAACTATTAATTGTGACTTTATCAGCTAAAATATTTCCAATTGTAACATTCGTACCAGTTAATCCAGCTGAGAAAGAGGCAGTTGATGGAGCGTAACCAGCTGAGTTAGAATATTTCTCATTTGATACAATAAGTTCGCTTAATTGGAGACTTCCGTTGTTAATACTTGCCACAGACATTATACATTCTCAAAAGAAAAAAAAATCATTCTTTAACCGAAATTCCAATTTCTATTTCATCCACTTTCTTTTTCAATTCATCGATAAATTCATTTGTTAAAAGATTACTTCTTTCAAACAATTTCACATAATTTCCATAAATATCATTCAGAAACTGATCAGCGTCAGTTGATCGATCCGATTTCCTTAAACTTAACATTTTGAATATTTCAATACTTAACTTGTGATATTCTTTTGAACTACTTAATGAGGACTCTAATCTATCTTCGATACGTAGATAAAGAGATATAGATGTCAAAGTTCCTATAATAAAACTAATACCACAATTTGTTACTGAAATATATTGTTGAGGAAGATATTCGCCCATAGATACTGCTAAAATTGCGTTAAGTGATGACATAATTATTATAGGAAGTTTAAAATAAATAATAATTTTTTTGATTTTAAAATAATATTCGCGATGAAACTGCTCTAACTTTATACAATTCATTCGGATATTATCAAGTAACTTTTCGGTATTATCATTCCATGACTGGGAAGAATTGTCGGACATTTATATTATAGCAACATAAATATCTTCTCCAAGAATGTAATTGTTGATATTCTTCCTGTAACTCTTTATCAGCTCTATCCATATATTATTTTAACATAATCTATACTATTTATTAATAAAATATTATAATGAAATCAACTTATTTTTGTTGGAATATGTATTCATAAGAACATGAAGAAGTCAAGATAGTAAACTTGCTTACAATAAATTCAAACAAACCAGCAGCAGAGTTACTGGCAGTTCCTACACTAAAAAATAAGATTTCTTCCTCATCTCCAAAACTTCCCTTATCATTCCCAGGAATAGAAGCAGAGGCAACTTTGGTATGATTCCAAGCAATAGGACTATAAGGCAACGACTTCAAATCGGCAAGAAGAGCATAAGCAGTTGATGCTGAAGCGGCAGTAGTATAGTCGTAAGCAAATGTTTTACGACTTTTATACCAAGAAGCAGCATTTGGAGTAACAGCATCAGGTTTCGTGTAAGCGCTAAAAAATGGGCAACCTAGACCACTTGTAGCAGCAACATTATAAAAGTTGAGCATAAGACCCTTTATATCTTTCACTTTCATTCCAGAAGATCCAGCAAGATACCAGTTACATTTTTTGTTTACTTCATTTTTAAAGTAGAAACCAGAGTATGGGGTAACAGCAGATACGGCAGCAGGAATGTAATCAATCATCTGTTGAGAATCAGCATATACACTCGCAACATGGTAGATTGGTTGAGTGATGATAATTGGCTGCTTCTTTTCAAGCACATCTATTTTTGCCTCATCAACAACAAAACGAGCAGTGAAAAGATCGTCTTGAGTTTTCAAATCAGATAGTTTCGCTAATTCCGTTACATCTACAGCAGCTAAATTGAGTATGTCAGTTTTTGCTTTTGTCATATCGGTTTCCAAAGTAGAGATACGACCAAGTTCGAGAGTATTAGCATATTCAATAGAAGTCATACGACTTTCGTGAACAACATCTTTTGCTTTTAATGCGACAATATCATTTTCATTAATAGTTATTCTTCCGCCAAGAGCAACATCAAGTGCGTCCATTTGAGATATTTTAGCAACTTCGCGAATATCAAAAGCAGTTAAAGATGATATTTGTTCACTATGAGCATCAAGTGTGGATTTTACAGAAAGAGAACCAATTTTTACTTCATCAGATTCAACTTTAACATTTCCTATAGTTAGTCCAGTATTACTCAAGTTAGCAAGAACTTTTGGCAAAGAAGACGATGATACGCTCACAAAATCAATACTACTATCAGATTTTGTTCCTGCAGCAGAAAGTATTTGACTTTTACCTGTAGAAGATTTGAAAAGATACAAACCTTCAGATGTTGATACAGCGCTTGGAACTGCCGATAGTATGGGAGTATTGTTAAGATTACTACCAATAGATGAATCTGCATTGAAACTCAAGTCACCACTCAAATAACTTTGATATACCACAGCCTGGTTTCTTATAGTCGAAGCCATTATACTATACGAAAAGAAATTAATTTTGAGAAATGAAAGAAATATGTTTTTGAGAACGTTCGTGTCTGGGTTTTTCATATTTACAAATAATAGCACCACATTTACAAGTAAATTTTTCTTTTCTTTTTTCAGCAATTTCTTCTTTATTCTCATGACGATATATTTTTGATTTTTTAGCAAGTTCTTCTTTATGTGTATTGTAATATTCTTTTTTTTGTTCAAGAATTTGTTCTTTATTCGTTTCATACCATTCTTTTTTATATTCGATAATTTCTTCATCTGTTCTATAAGGTCGTAATTCATTACAACATTCCATTTTATCAAACCATTCTCGTTCTTTTGCTAATAATTGACTAATATTTTCACAAGGATATTCTTCCAATAAAATTATTTTACACTTATCAACTCCAAATTTATCAAACAAATAAAAAGAATTACATTTATTCCCTTTTCCTTTTTTCCATTGTTTATATTTACCACGATGCCCAGCCATTCTTCTACTTAATTCTTCAATTGTTGAACCCACATAAGGCTTGTATTCTTTGTCTGTATCTACAACAATTTTGTAGACTTTCCCCTTGCTATAATCTCTGACGTAATCTGCCATTGTATGTTTATATATGTTTAATTACCTTTAAATCCTTTAAGGACTAACTAATTGAAACTCTTTTGTGAACTTATCCATAATAATATTTAATTTGCTTAATACAACTGACATTGTTCCAGCTGGACAAGCGCTATCAGAGGAAAGAGTAATTGCTAATATTTCTTCTGTTGGTAAGAATGGTCCCACTTGATTTAAAGGGTCTAATTGATATTGTATTTGTGTTTCATAGTAATAAGATACTAAACTTTTATCTACAAATATACAGGCTTGGTATGCTGTGTTGATAGTAGGCGTTAAAGATTGATTAAAAATATAATTTCGCTTACTATGATAAAATGTAACATCTCCAGGCTGAGGTTTTGTATATATCGTGCAAAATATCTGATAATCATTAGAAGTTTGAGTAACATTAAAATAATTAAAAGTTATTCCTTTAATATCTTGAACTTGTGTTGTAGGCGACTGGGGTGCAAAATAATAGTTAAATTTGCTTCCAGGAGCAGTATTAATAAAAGCCCAACCAGAGTATCCATAAGTATTTCTGATTAAAAGATTTGTTGCAGGAGGATAAGTTGAATCGGCATATATAGCAGCACTACTATAAACTAAACTACTATTAATCATATTACGAGAATATGGAATTCCATCAAAAGTCAAATCAGTTGCTGTTAATAAAGAATTTTTCCCAGCAATATTCGTAATACTCAAACTCGTATCAGATAAAATAGATTTCTGTGTAGTCAATAATTTTTCAATTGTTATATTATCTGGAACTTGCGTAGTCCAATAAGTAGGAGAAATAAGTCGAAAAAATCCATTATATATAGCAGTTGATATACCACTAATATCATTATTAACATTTATATTATTATTTTGTATACTAACACTATCAGAATTGGCATTATTACGTAAAACAATTGTATTATAACTGAATTCAGAATTTTGAGATCCATTGTCAAAACGAAGTTTATTATCAACCATATCCAAATTTACTTTATTTGTATCATTTTTGATAAGAGTATTTACGTGTAATGTTCCAACGCCACTAATATCATTACCAGAAGCATCTATTGTTTGTGTAGCGGGATATTGACTCCATTTCTCAATAACGTCACTTTGATCGATCCATTTTGCTCCAACTGCGTCTTGACTTAATAATTGCGTATCAGTTCCACTTGATCCAGAAGAATCTATAATATTCACTAATTCAATCGTATTAACATTATCTACATTATTATCATTTATATTTACAGCTTGAGTTGCAGGGAATTCAGACCAATACGCAGCACTTGAAATATCCGAATCGACCCATACCAACCCGGATTCTCCAGCTGATCCAATAATTTGACCAGGAGTCCCACTTTGATCAAACTTTATCATCTTATTTAATTTTGAATTACATTGCTGAAATTGAGAATAGTTACTATATTGACTTATTGCTGACATTTATAATATATTCATACAAAAAAAATATATTATATTAAACTAAATGGAAGTTGTTGATATAATCGTTTTATTCTATATTTATTTTTTATTTTATCTTTGTTTGCGTTATAATAACGTAACTTACGAGCCATATGAGCATCGCGATTAAGTTTATAGTGCATCCTCTGATAAATTCGCCATGATTCTTTTGTCTTTTGATTACCTTCAATTCCTGTGTATGCTGAATTATGATTGATACATTTAATGGTATCTATGTAATGCTGTTCACGTATAAATTTATTTTCTACTGAACACGATTCTATTTCTTCTATACCATACTCTCCGCTATCAATAATTTTATAACTGCTAATTTTTTTAGTATTTAAACCACGTTTAAAAGAGTCCCAACAAATTACATGTTGAGCAAGTCTCACTTGTAAATCTAATCCAGTGCTTCCTATATAAATTAATTCTGGATTTGTAATAGAATAAAGTTTATAAATTTTTGCCATTTACAATATCACAATATTTTTCTTCTAATATTTCTCCGCATTTTCCATATTCTTTAAATAGTTTTGATGTTTGAGAGAACGTTCGTGTCTTGCTTTTTCAATTTTACATATAGTTGAACCACAAGAGCAATCATATTTTTCTTTTTTATATTCAGCAATTTTTTCTTTATGTGTTTGTTTATATTCTTTATGATATTCAGCAATTTGGTATTTATGTGTTTGTTGATATTCTTTATGATATTTAGCAATTTGATCTTTATTTGTTTGAGCATATTCTTTCATTTGTTCAGCAATTTTTTTTTTATTATCTTCATAATATTCTTCTTTAGTTCTTGATGGTAATTGTTTATTTACACAATCATTATTTTGAATATGAAATCTTTCGCGAACCAAAAGTTCATCTTTGGAAGAACATGAAACCAATTCTACTAACTCAATATAATAATCATTTTCTTCCAAAATTATAAAAGAAGTTAAAAAATGGTGACGATTTTCTTTCCATTCCTTAAAATCACAAACATGACAAGCCAATCTCTGACTCAATAATTTTTTACACGTTGAACCAATATATTGCTTACCCGTTTTACGGCAAACAATACGATAAACTTTTCCTCGCTGATATCTTTCCATATCTTAATGTATCTTTATTTATCTCTTTAAGTCTTTTTATCTGGTCAATGGAATCCATTTACATACGAGGACATCTGGGGGGACGTTATATTCTTCACATTGTGCTTCAACTATTTCAAGAAATTCTTGTAATGTATATCCGAGTTTAAATAATTGAATCCAAGCTGCAGTCCATCTACCACACGTAGCAATTGATGGATTTTCTGCTTGTAATCTTGTCTTGTTATAAATAACTTCGTGATCATCGGGAACACTTTTAATTAGATTTTCAAGTTCTTCCTTTGTATTTCCCAACATTCTATTCATTGCTCTCGATATATAGTTAAGTTCGTCTGTCAATTTACACCCATAAGAATCCACTAATGTTACTATAC